TAATAAGTCTAGCTAGTTAATAGCATAAAGTTATTAGCTCCTTGAGTAATTAAACATCTCTCAGATAAGTAGTTTACTTCCATTGCATCTAAATCAGATGTTGCAGCTCCTACAGATCCAGTGATCCATGTTTTCATTTTACGAGACTCAGTTTGAGAAGCTCTGTAACGTACGTGTAAGAACGGACGCTTCATGTTTTTCCCTAACATTTGATCGTATACTGAAGATACACCAGCAGGTACAAATACCCCTCTAATGTCACCAGCGATTGCTCCACGAGTGTTAGCGTCGTTTAGGTATTTCCAGTCAGACTTATAGAAGTCATAAGAACCTCTTCTAAATCCAGCGAAACCTAAATTTAACGCCATGTCTTCAGAATTGTTGAATACGCCAAAAGATGTACCGCCAGTACCATAAGAGTTTTGAGCAGCTAACATATCATCTATTGCTAAAGATACCTCTCTGTTAACAAACATCATGTTTTCTTCGATAGCACCTTGCGCGTCAAACGTCTTAAGGATTAAGTCGAAAGAATCTAAGTCATTTGTTACGTTGGCACCAGTGATACCAGTCGTAATATGACCTCTGTTTGTAATAGCAGCAAAAAGACCTTCAGTACCAGCAACAGTACCTAGCTCAGCTTGAATATCAGTACCAGTAGCCAATTCACCTTCGATACATACCATTTCGCAATAATCAGCGAAACGAGCCATTGTGTCTCCAGAAGCTTTTAGGTACCATAAGTAACCTGATTGTCCTTCTTCACCTGAAACTTCGATCCAGCCAATCGCAGACGCATCAGATCCTGATACTTCATAAAGATCTTTAATAATAACTGGTTTGTTCTCGAAAGATTCGAATCCTGGTTCTAGAGCTTCTAGTCTACCAGTTTGTCCTTTCTTATATTCAGAACCATATACAAACATTGTAAGAACGTCATCATCGTCAAATGAAACATCCATGTCTGCCGCTGTATAAGGAAGAATATTGAATTGACCGTTAGCAGCTGTACCTACTGCAGAAACGTAAGCCTTTACGGTTACACCACTACCAGTACCTGCAGTACCATTTACAACAACTGTGTCACCTACTCTGAAAGAGTGACCAACTAACGTACAAAGACCATCAGCCGCTGTAGTAAGTACAACACCTGTTGACTTGATATGCAAACGACCTTGCTCAGACCATAATACCTGGTCAGATGCCATTGCTTCTTCAGCACCAACTTGTGCTAAAAATCCTGAGATAGTTCTGTTTCCAAAAACCTCAGCTTCTTTGTCCATAAGCTCTGGTAAGTATTGTTGTGCCCAACCAGAATCTCTTAAATCAACAAACGCTGAATTCAACGTTTGCTTACTTGGAGCTGGTACGCTATTTAAGCCGCTACCAGCCGTTGGAGTTACTCCTGCCATAATTTTAAATTTTTAAATTAATTATTTTCGTTTCATTTTAATTTTAAAATCATTAGAAGTTTCACCGCTTAACACTTTAAACTTAGTCCCGCCGACCTTTACTTCACCATGGCTTTGCCTTGGATTCATGTTTACGTTTTTACTTTTGGCGACACTATCCTTGATAGCATCTGCTCGGCCTTGCTCGTAAAAGTGTTTAGCAACAGCATCAGCGTTCATAGCTGTAAATAAAGACTTGTGGTAACCCTTAGCATCTGACATTGTATTATCTTCATTCAAAAACTTTTTGACAAAGTTGTTAATGTCGCTTTGAGTTGCTTTTACGTCTTTAGCATTGTTCACGTTAAATCTATATTTTTTATCACCGACGTTATATTCAAAACCTTTGAACTTGTCGCTAAAGACTTCATTAGTCTTATTTAAAAATACAGATTTAGCTTTCTCTGCTGTTTTGCTTGCTTCCTCCGATTCTTTGTTGTATCGATTAAAAAAGTCCATAGCCTTCTGCGCTTCTGGCGGAAGATTAGAACCAGCTTTAATCTGATCATAATATTTAGACTTTTGCCCGTCTAAGTAGGCCTTCGCGCTGGCAACTTGCTCTTTTAGCGCTAGCTTTTTTCTTTTAATATCTCTTTCATCATCAACATCTTCGTCGAAGTCAAATGAATCTTCAATTAAAAAACTTATTTCTTCAGCCGATAAATGCGGCTTTGTTCTTTTATAATATTCTGTTAAAGCTGTTAAGTTATCTAACTCAGAATAATCTCTGTTTAAATTAACATAATCCTCTAACGTTCCACCAGTTTCTTCCATAAAGTCAACTAACTTTTGGATATTTTCTGGTAGTGGTTTTCCTGTAGCCTCTGCTTCAACTATAGCTTCTTCAACTCTTTCGGTTATTTCTTCTACAGTCTCTTCTTCAACCTCATCAGTTATTTCTTCAAGAGCGGGTTGTTCATCTTGAATGGTCTCTTCCCCTTGTGGTACTTCTTCAACCACTTCTCGTACAGTTTCGGCTTGTTCATCTGTAGCCACGTCTGTTGTTTCTTGCTCTTGATTGGCATCTTCTACTTCTTCTTTTTCTTGCGTTTCATCAACTGGTGGTTTGCTAAGATCCAACTTAACCACATCGTCTTCAACTGTTTTGTTAATACTACTCATATCAACCTTTACAACGTTATCGTCGTTTTCTTTAATGTCTTCCATAAAATAAAATATAAAATTAGTAATTATCTAGGCTCAAATCCACCTAAATCAAATCCACCAAGTATATCATTACCTGATGACTCAAACTTTTTAGGTGAACCACCTGTCTTTCTTTGGTCTATAAGCTCGCTTTGTTGCGACGCTTGTATTTTTGTTCTCTCGTCTTTTCTATCTTCTTTTTCTTTTTCTCTACTTTTCATACCCTCAACTTCTGCTTGCTTTAACTGCATGTTCATTTGAAACTCCAACTGCATTAACTGCTTTTTAATTTCAGCTTCTTGCTGCATTGCTTGAACACCTAGTTGAGACTTCATTTGCTCTATCTGCATTTTAGTTTGCGCTAACGCTTGTTCTTTTTGAACTTCTGTTTGAGCAGCTGCTTGAGCAGCCTGAGCATTAGACTGAGCTTGTAGTTGAATATTTCTTTCTTGTGCCGCTCTATCTTTAGCTTCTTTTTGCTTTCTTCTTAACTTAAGTAATTGGTTAGCTAGTCTAATGCTTTTTATCTCTCTAATATCTATAGCATCTTCAAGATCAATATTTTTTTGAGCTAACGCTACTTGTATGTTGTTTTCAAGCATTGCTTTTTGCTCTTCGTCTGGAGCAAGCTCTATAAATATACCAAAATCATATAAGTGTAAATTGCTCATCTCCTCAAGCGTAGCCACATTGTGAGTACCTATAGCTTGTATAAAAGCGTCTTTAGTTGGAGAGTATTCTATTATATCAGATATTCTTAGTGATAACTGCTCGGCTACGTCAGCTGTTAAAAATAATCCAGCTTGTAATATATGTCTTGTAGCTGTGTTACTGTTAGCCGCAGCCAACTTCTGAACGCCTACCAGAGCATTTTTGTCAGGCGTACTACCATCACGAGCCTCATTTAATCCGGTAGTATCACGTATCATTTGTAGGTAGTAGTTATAAGTGGTAATTAAACTTTGTAATTTAGCACCACCACTACTACTTCTAATTTCTTGGATAGGCACTCTACCTGGATTCATGTCACCATCAGCCGTCATAGATCTACCTATAACAGAACCTGTTTGGAAGAACATGTTTAAAGCTTCTTGTGGATTATAGTTTGTTCCGTTACCTAAATCTATTTCAGCCAAACCATCAGCGTCAAGATAAACCCCATCAGGAACCATTCTTGACATTACTTGCTGTAGCTTCAAGTGAGTCAATTGAATCATATCAGCAAAACCAGTGATACGACTAACTAATGACTCTATTTTACCGTTATACATTCTTGGCGCTACAATACTATAGTTCATTTTAACTTTAGTATAATCACTTTTAGGTCTCATCATGTTTTTAGACAACTCCCATTTAAGAAGTTTTTCAGAACCCATAATCATAGCGCCTTCGTATAGTACTTCAACCTGCTTTTGTAGCTTAGTGAAGTTAGCTTCCATATCAGATGGAGGATTAAACGTATCGTCTTTTTCTATAGCTTTTTCAGCACCAGTACCAGTTTCCTTAACTTTATATACTTCATTCATATAAGTTTTATAGTTGAAGTATAGTACAGAGACCTGATTGTTATCTTCTTGTCTTTCGCTGCTATAATTAGGCGTTACGTATCTACCTAAGTTTTGCGTACTCATTTGTTTTATTTCCTCTAAATCTTCCTCTGTAAGATGTGGAAACTGCTTAACTAATTCATTAATAGGTATAACTTTTACTTCACCAACATAATATATGTCATCAAAATATGGTGAGTCAGTATAAGAATACACTAAGTTAGCTGGATCTACGTATTTAACTACAGCACCTTCTGATGTATTAAACTCTGTTTTTACAGCGCCAATACCTAGTACAGCTAAATCATAATAAAACCTTTTCTTTGTAAGCTCGTATTTACTACCTTCTAATAAAGTATTAATAGCCTGCTCTTCAGCCATTTCTACAGCTTGCTTGTAGTTTAACTGCATGTGTAATGCTAATTCATCTTCATCTTGAGGTAAAGATTCAGGATCGTTAGCATATAAGTTTATCCCAAAAGCTTCCTCAGCAAAGTTGTTTATTTCTTGAGTACGCATATCATTTAGTATAGACTGCATATACTCGGTTCTTTGTTGAACACCAAAAGGATCTTGTGAGTAAGCTTTAATATCGTAGGTTCTTTCAGCTATACCATTAACAACAATATCTACAAATTTAGGTATAATAGGTACAGGCTTCCAGTCTAAGTTTAAGTAGCTTAAGTCACCATTTATAGATAGCTCATCTTTATACTTCTGTATTGATTGCTCTCCTCTAGCGTAAAGCCTTAGTTTGTGGAAATACTCTTGGTTGTTGTTATATCTGTAGTTTCCATAACCATCGTTGAACCACTCTTGTTCAATAGCTTTGGCTACTTTCAAACCATAGTCGTAACTAATTTTTTCAAGATCACTAACGACTTGACTTGGAAAATAACTTTTAATTAGCGAATCAGCCATATTTATTCAATTATTGATGATGTATAACCGTCGTTCCTATATTTAGCTATACTAATGTTTAATTTATTTATTCTTTTGTCAGTTACTGGCTTATATAAATTTCTATTACAAGCCATAACTGCTAAGCCGCTGCTTATCGAGGCATCGTGCTTTGTTCTTTTGTTTATATCAAACCTTGCCCAATCATTTAAAGTTTCGTTAAAGTACATTGTACCATAAGTACCGTCTTTTAAATGACCAACGTGATCATTAATATACATTTCAATAGCAGCAGCGTGCGCTTGTTTTATATCTTCACTAGAGTTTGGCATACCACCTATTTCTTTTTCAGTGACAGATAGTTTGTTCCAAACTTTATCCGGTCTATTCATGCTAAATCCTCTATATCCTCTTCTTTTGAAATGATACAATAATCTTGGTTTATTATTTTCCGCTAGTATTGGCATACCGTAAAATACGCAAGCCATTAAAACGTCTTCAAAAAATATTTCAGCGGTTTGTGGTCTAGCAATATACTCCAAGAAAAATGTGTTAGCTGGCGCTGATTCCATACTAAACTTAGTTAATCCATGAAGAGATCCGTTGGATCCTCTACCATCAACAGTACCGCTAATATCATAACTATCGCAACCAAAAGCGCCAACGTGCTCATTACCTGGGTATTTAATTCCATTTTTAAGTATCACTCTATTTTGAAGATTTCTATCTGGAACCCAACTAACTTTAAACCTACCGTTTGGATCTGGCATAAATACAACTTGAGTATCTTTCATACCATTAGCCCATTGAAAAGATCCAGTGGTAACTACAGATGAGTTTCTATGGCCTTCATTATAATCTATTTGCTCGTATATTTTTGTTAGATTAAACAGGCTATTTTTAGTCTCATCTCTAAACGCGTGCTCTTGTGTTCTTGGGAATTGACGATAAAACTCATTTAATGCGTCCTGGTCATCTTTTAAGCCATCAACTTCGTTTTCCCAATGATCTATAACCCCGATGTCAATTAATTCACCGTCTGGTCCATAAACATCTCGTCCTGGAGTAGTGAAGACAGGTCTTCCATACTCATCAATAAATCCTTCAAAGTTCCATTCCATTGGAATAAACAAAGCATATAAACCAGATTTTGTTTGACCATTTTTATTTCTATTATTGACGTCGCTGTCGTTGTATATTTTCTTAAAGTTGTCACCACCTTTATCTAAAGCGTTAGATGTCGACCCCATCATACACTTACCTATAATTCTACTACCTAGTCTAAGACAAGTTTTTGTCACCCTCCAGTTGTTAAGTATATTGTCTGGCTTCTCCCATTTACCACTTTCGTCGTGTACTAATAGTGCTAATTTTTCACCATCATAACTATTGTCTCCAGTGTTTTTCCAGTCTATGGTAGTATCTAAACCCTCAAGCTCTTCTAATTTTTCATTACTAGATATTTTCTTACGAGTAAACTTACTAGCTGGAACACGGTAAGCTAGTTCAGACTTAGGCCTATCCATACCATCTTGAATAGGTTTAAAAAAGAAAGGGTAGTTTATTGATATGGGTACAACTTTGTCCGTAAACATTTTCTTGGCATCAGCACCAGACTTTGATAGTATACCAAATCTGCTATCGCTAGATATAGTTGCTTGATTGACTGTTTCAGCAGAACTCATAAAAGAGAAACCAGAACGTCTATTTTTTAAGTAGCACATGCCATAGCTTCTAACGTCAGCTTTACAAGCCTCCCAAAATATAAAGAATAATCTATTAGCTTCACGAAAGTCTGGAGCGCCTACGTCTATTTTGCTCCACTGTAAGTACATATAGTGAGTTCCCGTAATATAAGTTGGAATATCATTGTTTTGAAACCAAAAACCTTCTTCTCTTCTTTTGAACTCTTCATCTATATAGTCGTACCATTGTTCTTTTTGCTCTTCTGGATATTCTCTCCAGTCAAATATGTTTTTAAGCTTGCTTATAGCTTTTGGTGGCTCAATACGTTGCCATTTATTTTTTTCATTGCTATATACTTTTTTAGGCGCTGGAGGTAGAGCTATTTTCAAGCCTTGAATATCGTATACCTCACCTATTTGACCAGTTCTAGATATAACTACAATATCGTTTTCTTTGTCATAACCATACTTCCACTTTTTAGACTTGTTCAGTCTTTTTAAAGTGTTGGTTTTTATAGGTTCTACTATTTTATATAAGGTCTGCTCGTACATTTATTTTTTAGATCTACCTTCAGCAAAGCCTTTAAAAACTCTCTCTTCTTTTTTATCAGGCTCTTTACCTTCTAGTAGGTTTTCTTCTTCTTGTATTCTATTTAATATTTCAAAAGCATCGAATATAGCTAGCTTTTTAGTTGCGGCTGCGTTTTTGAGCCTATCAGCAGTAATGTCATCACCACTATCAACAATAGCTTCTTTAGCTACTTTGATTAGCTCTTCAACAGCTTTATGCCCAGCTTGGATTATACTCTTCTTCGTCTCCTTGATACTGTCTCTTATACACATCTGACGCTGCCGACGAGCGATCTAGTGTAGATCTCGGTGG